TCGCCCTTCAATCGTTGCTCTTATTGTGTTGCGAGATGCAAATGCCATTTTCTACAGATACTCATATAAGTTAAAAGGCACCGATACTATTGATTGAAAAAACGCTGATGGCTGTGGTGAGGCAACGACGCTAGGCCCAGAAGGTGGGCCAGTTTGTATGCCTTCCAAAATGTCTCTAGTATATAAAGCGCAAACACGATCCGCTAACTCATAATTAACGCCAGGGCCAACGCCTTTTGGCGTAAAAATGGATGCTTCTATCGTGCCGTCAATTTGATTGGAAGAGTTTGTTGTACCGCCTTGGCTTAGATAAGTGCTAGCAGAAAACGAAATCTGGCATTTCAGGAATGAGTCGTTCGGGGTTGGCTCATAAGCCTGATTGCTAAACACAAGAGGAGTAGGACTTGCTTCTGGCGATTCGGTGACAATAATTAAACCTGCTTGGCTGATAATAGTGTTAGAAAGCTCCGTTGTTATATCCGCCCCAAAACCAGCAAGCAAATGCAGCTCAAGCGTTGCTCTGATCGCGTTGAGATCTGCTGCTGCCATTAACCTCGCCTCACAATTTTTTGGTACTCCTGTTGAGCCCAACTCTCAAGCTCTTTGCCAATAAGGTCAGGGAATCCAGGGACCGTTCCTTGTGTTGTTCGATATTCACCGCCCCAAGAAGGCGGAAGAGCTGTGCCAAAACAAACCGGCTCAGCGTAGTCCTCATTGTTAAATACTTCGCCCGATAGCCCAGAAATACTATGTTGCCAACCATTTCTTAGCCTGCCAGTGTCTACAGGTGTTCGCACCTTAACTCTTGCCTCCCACTCCAAGGTTGTAGCTCTTACAAGCTGCTCAACCTGATCATTCATGAACTTGCCAATCTGTTCAATTTTTATCTGTCTTGCCATAATTAAACCCTCAGAATTAGTTCGTAAGTGATCGCCGTGTTGTCCTGCTCTGTTGTTTCAACACGAACAATCTGATGAACAACAGCGCTGATCACAACGCGGTCTTTTGTCTCAGGCGCACTTGGCAGATCATCAGCTGCCACGGTCAGACGCTTGTCGCCTGCCTGAATCAGCTCGTTGACTTCACGAACATTTACATCTTCAAGCACGCCCTTCGTGTCAGTATCGCTCGTCGTCTCCGTCACAGTGCCAGCTGACGCGTCGTAAGCTCCCGCAGAAACGTAACGAACTGTCACATCTCCGCCGAACTTGCTGACCACCTTCTTGGCCGTCTTGACTAGCGAAGTGGCAAGTGACATCAGACTTCGTACGCAACAATCGTTCCGCTTGTCAGCGTGATGCTCGTAATCTCAAGGCCCTCGATACAGGCAGAGGTGTCAAACTCAATGCCCTCGATTGTTGAGGATCCGTTTTCAGTGATGGCAGCAGACGTCATCGATGCAATCACCGAATCCTCTAGAGCCATAATCTTCACAAAACGACCTGTCTGAGCTGCCGTGTTCGTAATGATGGTTGCCTTGGTCGGCTGGTAGCCATAGCCCATGGTCAGCTCCTGCGGATTGCGATGTTGCCTGGTCCACTGATTCTAAGGCTTGTCAAGTACCTTTCAAACATTGGTGGGACACGATCAGCGCCAATCGCACCAGACTTGTCAGGCGTGACACTGATGCTTCCGACTTGCACGCTTTTGAAATCCTCAAGGCCACCTAGGCTGATGCCGTCTACATTGTTTTTTAGATAAACCGCTAACTCAATCTGAGCACGTTTAATCTGATCCGGGATTTCTGTATCGGTAAAGTAATCCTCAGAAATACGAAACGGAAACCCGCTAGCGTAAGTATTTATGTACGTCGATGGCTTCCTAACACCCGTTCGCGGCCATTCAAGCGCCTGCGTGTCGGTTGCCTTAGCGCCTAGAAATCTTTCACGATCAAGACGTTGCGCTGCTGCTGCTAACGCTCGATTGCGTGTGTCATCAGTGCCCGTTGTCCACTTAGAGACATCGGTGCTGGAAATCATGGCCTCCACAAACGTGTTGGCTTCAGTCAGCGTGATGTAGCTGTTGGCGCTTGCGCCTCCCGCTGTTGCGTCGATTGATACTGCCATCGGGCTTCACGGTAGAAGTCTTTGTGTCCGGCTCTATAGAAACAGAGGCCACCGCTTTCGCAGCAGCCTCACGTTCCTTCATTCGCCGGAAAGCGAAGAGACCCATCAGGAGCTAGCGCCCTTCAGAGCTACGAAGTTCAGGACGATAGCTTCGCCCAAGTTGCCAGCAGACACGTTGCTGATTGTGATCGCAAAGGATCCAGCAGCGATGGTGTTGGCCTGCACCAGATAGCTGCCAGCAGTACCGCCGGAAGCATGGTTGACGATTACAACATCAGTAGCCGAAATCGTGCTGTTGGTGACAGCAAATGAAACCTCAACACCTGCGTTCAGTGTTGCGTCATCACAAGTGATCACGCCTGTTGCAGTGTTCAGGGTAACGCCGGTTGCTTTCGACGTTGCTTGGGTCACAGATCCGCCCGCAGTTGGGCCAATCAGAGTGCCAGCTGTTGCCTCAAAAATGGATGCCATGGTTAGTTACCTCCGTCAATCAAGGTTAGAAGTGGAAGTAATCCGAGCGATACCAATGTTATTGGTTTCGTAAACCTTCGTCCAGTTGGTAACTGTTTGAAGCTGCGCAGGAGTGGGGTTCGGAACCTCAGCAAACCTTGTGCCCATCGGGTGATAGACGTAGTGAAGGTCAAAACTGAGTGCATCCGATTTCGCTAAAATATCTCTGTCTCGCTCGACTCGTAGCGCCATCTGTTCGCCAGAACCAATGGCCCCAGGCGTGAAAACGTATGACGCATATTCAGTCGATGAGCCAGACCCAGCAGTCTGCACGTCGGAACTAACAATTACACGCAGACCCATGAAGGTCGGAACCTGCACGCTGCCAAAAGCAGGAGCGGTAGAACCCTGAGTCGCGCCTGTGTCAGCTTGACCGTTGTTGTCGTAGATGAAGTCGATTGCTCGACGCTCCATCAAGGAAAAATACACTTTCGGGTGAAGAACAATCGTAGAAAGTTTTTCACCTTGGTCTCCCAATAGTGATTTAGCTTTTACGATTTGACGGGGGCCAAGCTCAGTTGGCGTGTCGCTAGTAGTGCCATCAACTGCAAGTGCAGCAAAAGCAGCATTGCTTGTGTCGCCGACAGCACCAAAAACGCCAGCGCAGCAAGACAACAGGTCCTTTTGACGTTCGTGCGAAATGTAAGAAGCAAGCTTTTGACCAATAGCAGCCTGAGGGTCACTACCAGCCGCCATTGCAGCTAAATCACGAGATTCGAACGCATTGCCTCTGTGAACTACAGCAGCACGCTGCTTGTCAGCAGTGATTTTGCCAGGAGTCAACGAGGTGCTATCCGTCAAACGCTCAAAGGTAGAGTTGAGATTTGCGGCGAAAAAGGGAACATTGATGTAGTCACCACCATCCTCAGAAGCATTCAGTTCAGCCATGGGCTGCACCACACCGCTAGCCAAAAAGGCATCACGCTTAGTGGTCTCCTCTACTAAGTAGGGGGTGAAGATTTCTGGAATGATGATGTCAGAGCGAAGAGTCGCCATGACAGATCCTCAAAAAATGGTGTTTACGGTGTGGGCGTAACCCAATCAGGCTCTGCGTAGCTTCGCCGTTGCTTTACATACTAACGCTTCGCGGCAGTTTTCAACCTTTCGTACAGATCCCGATCCGTGCGGAACAATCTGGATTGCTCTGTCAGGTTGAAGCTGTCAGGCATAAACGGATTCACTGTCCCTGCCGGGATGTCCCCAGAAGATCGCGTTCCTGATGGTGCGCCACTGCCTTGTGGCTTTGGAGCTTTCTGCATCCATGCGGGCAAAGCCTTCGCCCATTCGGTAACCGGCGTCCGCTTGTAACCATCGACGACCACAACAGTGCCGTCTGTTTCGCGCTCAATCTGTTGGCTAGACAGCTTGGTTTTCAAAATCAAATCAGGATCATGCACCACATCAGCCAATGCCGTGACAGCTGGTGTGATCAATTCAAGCTCTCTGACTCTGGTCTCTAACTCGGCAATGCGCTGGTCCTTTTCCGCCGTCGCCTCACGGAACTGCTGCTCCAAAGCCTGTCGGGCTTCGCTGTACTTGCCTTGTTTTTCCAGATCTGCTTGCTCTGCCTTAGCTTTGAAGTCCAGTAACTCCTGAACATTGACGCCGTCAGGGATAGTCTTTGCTTCCTTGAGCTTGCCAATCAGCTCAAAATTCTTTTTCTCTAAGGCTTGGATACTGTTTTTAAGTGCATCCAGCTCAGAGTTGTTTGAAGCTGCCGGAGACGTAGTCTCCTGATTCTGCTCTTCCGCCATGAATAACCCGTAAGGCTAATTGCAAATAAAGCTTATCAGCTCCACTTAGTTTTGTCGGCCCAGAATGCCGCACTCATCTTGCCTTTCGCGATATTCTTCGCATGACGCGCTTTGAATGACGCACGCTTAGTCTTATCAGCCTTCGACTCTCCCTTGCGAGGTGGCTTTGTTTTAGCGCCTTGTTGACCAAAACGAATGAGCTTGACCCGATCACCTCCCTTCGCCAGAACGACGTGACTTTTCTTCGGATGGCTAGGCGTACGCTTCGGCTTGTTGAAGGTTGACAGGCCATAGCGTTCAAGACGCGGGTCTTTCTTCGCCATTACTTTTTCTTGCCCTTAGGCGCTGCCCTCAGCTCAGAACGTTTTTTCAAAACAGGGTTGCCTGTGCTCTCTGATTTGATGGCAACAATGGGATCACCCTTTGCGCCACGACGTGTCACAGTGCCACCGCTTGGCCCTTTAACGCTATACGAACCTTCGCCTTTGACACTGGTGACAGTGCCATAGGTGCGCGTGCCACCATACGTCCAACTGACGCGAGAACCCTTCTTCATTTTTTCTTGCCTCCCTTCTTCCGCTTGCCTGCAGGTTTTTGAGGCTTCTTAGGTCCGCTGTAACCAGGCATCAGGCAGCTCCCTTGGTCCCTTCTGTTTTAGCACTTTTCTGCTTTGCTGTGGTCTTCGGCTTGGCCTTAGGCTGCTGGCCCTCGACTGTGAACTGAAATTTCTTGTGGAGTTGCATGGGACAGACCTTGACAGCCCCTATAGCTTAACTTCAGCCCAGATACTTCTCAATCAACTCATAGTCAGCAGCTTTTTCCGAAGCTGCCATAAGAATTTCGGTCATCATGCCCAGCTGGGCACGATCAAGGGCGCGGGCAGCTTTTATTGCATCAGCCAGCTTTCGCGGTACGCTGCGATTTACCGGCCAGGTTGCGACCAGCTGTAATGCTTCGTCAACGGTCATTTGAGGCCCTTCTCCAACGCGGCTTTAACCCAGTTGTAAGCGTCTGGGCTTGCTTTCTTAAGTTGCTCTGGGGCAAAGACAAACTGAACAAACGTTTCAGCAAAGCGCTCGTACTCGTTACTGTCTCCATATTTTGACGGCTTCCATGTCTTGGCTTTGATTTCCCCTAAGGCTTTGATGCCGTCCATGTTGTTTTGAGCTGCACGCTGCAGCAGATCTGTTGGCAGCATCCCT